CAACGTTAAATTTTTTCATAAATATATAGTTTTACTCTTCTATAAATATAACGGCAAAGAAAAAGGGTGATATTTCTACCACCCTTTATCTTTCATGTCTGTTAATTAAGTATAATTAAACTTACACTTTATCAACGTCAGCGACAACGACAGTACCGTAGAACTCAGGTCTTACGATTTTCTTCGCGTAACGAGTCATCACACCTTTACGTGGAGTAAAGTTGGTTGGGTCGTATACGAGAGGTGTCATAATCAACGGAACATAAGGACTATACACAGCACCAGTTTCAAGGAAGTTACTTCCTCTGAAACCAACAAGAATTACATTCTCGAATTGGTATGGGTTCTTGTAAACAGTAAATCTGTTGTTCAAGAGACCTGCTTTTTGTACACCCATTGCATACTGTTGATTGTTGGAATCACCATTACTATCAGTTGCATATCCAGGAATAGATTCAAGGATTGTAGCAACTTCAGGACTTACTACGATGAAGTTTGCACCACCACGTAGGGTCTTCTGATGAATCGCGTTAGACACAGATTGTATCTTGTTACCAAGTGTTTGGAACCAAGTTCCTTTCACGTAGGCATTAGATTGACCAGATGATTCTACAAAAGAACCACCATCCCATTCATATCCAACCTTTGCTGACCATTTTTCTTCTTTAGCGTTAGCATTTAAACGAATCATGTCAAGGATTTCTAAGTCGATTTCCATTGCGATGTATTCTGATAACATAGAAGTCAATTCAGCTTCTGCATCAACTGAGTGATAAGCATTAAGGTCTTGAGCTAACTCAGGAGTCCATACTGCTTTTAACTTACGAGTTTTTGCAACAATTGGAATTGAACGCATCTGAATATCAATTTCAGGTATTCCGACATCTCCCTCACCAGAGAAACCACTATCGGTAGCAGCTGCTGGAGAAGCCTCGAAATCACCACGAGTGATATCAGTTGGTTGTTTATGGTACTTAACGGTGTAGGTTACATCACCTGCAGGGCCGTTAGCGTCAAACGTTGATGTAGAGTCTGGTGCCACAATAAACTGAATGTGTGTACCAGCCGCTGGGTTTGAAGTACCATCGGAATCTACCCTCTTAGTGTAAGCAGGATAGTAAGTAGAAAGTGAACCACTACCAGAACCACTAATTGAAAATGCTCTCGCACCATTCAAATCAGCGTTAGCTAGTGCACTATGTGCGAATCTTAAGAAACGTAGTGATGATAGAGAACCACTCAATGATGGTTCGAAATCAATCATAGCGTTTGTTGCTGATCCAGAAGTCGCTGTAGTTGTAGTTGCACTTGTGTCATTTATGGAATATCCGAATTTACCTGCTCCATAAAGACCACCACTTGGGTCACCAGAAGAAGAAGTGTTACCAAACACGTCTGCTCTTTGAGTGTGACCAGGTTGAGCTGAACCATACTTGAAATCAAGATAGAAGATTAGTCCAGATGGTAAGTTCATAGGCTGTACAGAAACGAATTCCTGTGAAGCTAATGAACCAAAGATTCTACGAATTAATGGAAGTGCAACACCGCTCCACTCTTCAGAGTTAGCAGTTGTAGACACTTTAGAAGCCTCATCAATTAACTGACGAGCCTGATTTTCCAATAGTGTAGCCATACCATGTTTTCTGTTCTCCTCATCTATACCTTCTAAAAGGCCAGTAGGTTCCCATTTCTCAACAAGTTTCTTGGTCTGTTCACGAAGCTCTCTTTGCGGATTATATCCATCCATGATATTTTGGATTTCATTATAATTGCTCATTTTTTAAGCTCCAAGTAAATTAAAGAATATTAGCCAACTTCTTAAATCTATCTCTCAACGCACTACCCTCTTGAATTACTTCTTTAGGTTTTTGAGTTGATGCGACAGCTTTAGAAGCTGAACCTTTACTCTCGTTAACGGTTTCATTTTTCTTAGCACCAAATGATTCAGCCAAAGTTGAATATACCAACTTGACTTCTCTTAAATTTGCTGCTCTGTCGAAAGTTTCAACAACTTTCAATTTCTGTTCGTTGTTAAGACCATAAGCCCTAAACAACTTATTGCTGAATAGCAACTTAGCGTTAAGAAGATTAACTTCGTTTAATTTACCACGAAGATACTTAACCACATCTCTGTGTTCTTCTAACTCTTTACTTAGCTCTTCAACACGATTGTCCTGCTCTTCAACTTCTTCCTCTTCAGATAGTGCAGATAGGATTTCATCTAAGTCAATGTCTTCTTCAACATCTTCTTCAACGTCTTCGTTTTCTTTTAACTTAGCTTTTCCTACTGAACCAATACCAGAAGATTTGTCAGCTGCACCTTTCTTGTTATCACCTGAACCGATACCAGAAGAATGGTCAACTTCTTCGTCAACTTCTTCATTCTTTTCATCGTCTTCATCTTCCTCATTTACTGATTCATCTTTCTTTTCGTCATCTTCATGTTCGCCTTCAGAAACGGATTCGTCTTTTTCGTCTTCCTCTTCTTCATTGATGTCAGCTTCTAATTCAGCAAGAACGGCTTCCAAGTCAAGGTCTTCATCTACATCGTCTTCTTTGTCTTCGTGTTCACCTTCTTCAACTGATTCATCTTTTTCTTCTTCGTCTTCTTCTTCAGTTTTAAGAGGTGCATACTTGACACCATCGATTTCAATGATTTCTGATTCATCAACTTCATCATCGCCTCTTTCTTCGACTTCTTTATCTTCAGGTTCCATCTCTTCAGAGTGGTCGTCTGATGGGTCTTCGTCATCGGCATTGATTTTCATTCTTTCCTCAGGATCCTCGTCATCACCATGCATAGCTTCATCTTTTTCATCGTCTTCCATTCTTTCTTCTACATCTTCATCTTCTTCCATCTCAGCTTGAATTTTCTGTGACAACATTGACTTTAATCGTGGAGTAAATGCTTCTTCAAGAGCCACTTTAGCGTTTGCTAGTGCAGTTTCACGAACTGCTTTTGCGTCAGCAATAGCGTCTTTTAATAAGTCATCCATTTTATTCTCCATATTTTGGATTTGGATTTAGTAATGTTATTAGAAACATTAATGTGATTATTGGTCGTCTTGACCATTCGGTACGACATAAGTGGGGCTCAAATGAGCAATGTCGTATTCTTGTTTATATAAATATATACAAACAGTTAAAAACGTGAGTTTTCACGTGAAATTCTTCTTGATTTCTCTCGTGCAATACCCTTTTTCTTTGCTTCTCTTCTCAAGGTAGATGGTTTTGTATAAAACTCTCTCTGTTTGAGTTCGAATAACATATTTGAGTCTTTAACTTTTTTCTTAAAACGTGATATAAGTCTTTCTACAGACTCGTTTTTTTTCTTTGTAACTTGTATACCCAATTAGTCCTCTTCGTTTTTTCCTTTATAGTTAGCGTCTACATAATTGAAGAATTTTTTCTTTTCCTCATCATCTAATTCTGCAGGTGATTTAATACCAAACTTCTTCATAGCCTTTTGAAAGAACTCTTCGTAGTCCCCCTCATCTATATTGTATTCACCAATCTTGGTTTCTTTTTCTTTTTCAGGTGTCATTGCATCATCTTGGTCATGACCACGAACGTGTCCTTCAGGTATCTCATAATATCTACCAATGATGTGTGCCATATCTTCATATACAGCACTCATTCTTTCTTGTAGTCCTTGTGCCTCCTGTGCAAATTTACCAAATGATTTTGAGAGTGTAGTTAACTCTTTCATGTTACGACCAACAGTTACTTTGTCAAACCAATCCTCTGTCTCACGAATTGTATTTTCTTTAACACCATTAGCTAATTCAGATAATGATTTTGCAACATCTCTTAAATTACCCTCTCTGTAAATTAATTTACCAAGATTGTTAAAGTTGGATAGGTTTTCATTAAAAGCTTTTTTATCAAATTTATCTTCATTTTTATGTCCGTAGATATCTTCTACTATATCAGATAAATTAGAATTGTTATTATGTAATGGTGAAGTACCACCGATAGCGGATATACCAACAACACCACCAATTGCTTCGTTTACTAAATCTTTTAATTTAATGTTTTTCTTCTTTGACATTGTTAACTCCTGTTCCCTAATAAATATAAATTATCTACGTTTTTTACCACGAAGATAACTTCTAAATCTTTTTTCTACTTTTCTCCAAAGGACTTGTAACATCTCTCTAACACCAACACTTGTATCCATAGCTGGGCCAGATTTTATTCCTCTGATTAAATCCATTGCATCGTATCTACCACCCTTTACACCATTCATCATAATCTTGATACTTTTTGCAGATGCCTGATTGATAAGTTTCCCCATATCTCTGACATCTTTTTCTACAAACTTTTGTGCTTCCGTTGAACTAAAAGGAAGTTGTGATGGTGAATTAAGAGGTGCCTCTGTTAATTCAGAATTTAAAATGTAATCACGTGCCTTGTTTAGTCTATCAGAAGACTCTATTACTTTACCCATCCACCATGTTGGTAACTCTATATCACCAACACTTTCGAGTTTTTGAATAATCTCTTGACAATCCTCTATCGAAGTTTTTAACTTTCTAATAGCAGACGGAACATCTTCATGTCCATCTTCTGTCAATAAATTTTCTAAGTAAATATCTTTAATCACTTTAATAAAGTCCAATCTTGTGGATTTGAATAACGTGATTTATAATACCATTTCTTTTCTTTCATATTATATATGTAAGCGTATTCCTCACCAGCATTAAAATCAACTGCATCTCTATTCTTAAAAGTACTCATCATACTTCCTTTTTCACCTCTGTCTCTTCCATAGAAGATTGACTCCCCATCTTTTCTATTATCAAAGGAATGGTCTTTTCCACCTTTTATACTTTTGTCTAAAAATGAAATACCTTGTTTTCCAAGTTTCATCAATTGTTTTACGATAGCAGGTTTATTATAAATTTTCTTTAACAATTTACCTGTGTGTTGTGGATACCCATCATAATGTCCATAGGTAGATTGAATTTTACCATTTGGTTGTTCAATACCAACTAACCATCGAGTTCCTTCTGTAACTAATACAGATTCTTTTACTAAATTTTTTAATTTAATCATTTTATTTTCCTTACATTCTTGTATACAGACCTGTATTCTTTTCAAACGTATTATTTAATTGGTCAGCATAAACACCAACTACTTTGTTGACCACTTTAACTTTACCTTTACGAACCCTTAAAAATTTCATATCGTATAAATCTTTACCTCTATTGTAATTAATCACTACATGGGATATACTTTTGGAATTTCTACCAATCTTCATATGTAAACCCTTGTTATCTCTACCTAAATTCTTAGCACCAACCATCATCATAAATCTACGACCACCTAATTGTTGTAGTAGTGTTTTAGCCTCTGAGTTACTTATCTCTTGTACTTTCTTTTTTAACAAATGTGGCCCAGCTGGTTCATCTCCTAATTTACCATCCTCACCATAACCACAAGTTCCTTCATTTTGTGCCCACAATGAATTCATTATTTGTGCTTTCTTTGCTGGATTAGCCTTTTTGTACATTTTAGAAACTCTACCATACCATTTCATTATACCTTTGGTATCTTTTTTATTGTTACCGTATTTTAAAAGTAACTTTTCAATCTTTTTTTGTTCAGATTCTTGTACGGATTCTAACCCTAACATATCTGCAGCAACTACAAAGTTTGTCTTATCACCCTTTGATTTATCCAATTTAATTATTCTTACTCTTTTCAAATGTTTCTTTAACAATGTAGCTAATTTTTTTGATTCCTTTTCATCGTCCATGAAAAAACTAAAAGCACCTTTACCTGTAGCCATATCTTTTACCGATTTTAATTTCTCAGACTTAACAATACTTTTCATTAAAGACTTCATTCTATCATGTACAGAAACTTCGTTTACGGATTCTTTAACTACTTTATACTTACCCTTTAAAACATTATCTAATTGACTTTGTGAATTTGCAAATACTAAATCAAGTCGTTTAGTAACTGGCATCGTTCTTCCATTTGGAATCTCAGGTACCATTTTAGACTTAATAACACCACCGATTGCATCTATGTATTGTCTTGTTCCTCTATCAGCTGTTTTTTTAGAACCTTGTAAACCTTTTTGATTATATCTTTTTGTAATTTTTAACTTATTTGCTAATTTTTGTGATAAGTTTCTACCAACTTCTGATTTGAATATTTTATCTGCGGTTGTAACAAGTAAACCAGGATGACCAAGATTACGTGGATTGAATCGTGGTTGTTTACCAGTAAATTGTCTACCTGTCTTTGAAACTAAAGCAACATAGATATCTTCTGCAATTGTGTATCCTGTAGAATTAGTTGATATCTTTTTTTCTTTTTCTTTATCTTTTTTACGTTTCTTTTTAGTAGACTGAAATGCATAAGGTGTTTTAGGTGGGCCTTCACCACCATCAAGATTTCCTGTTACAGAGGCCTCAGGTACCATTTTATACCCTAATACTTCTGCATTCTTTTTTCTTTCTGTTTCAAATTTTCTTTTTGCAGCACCTTTAAGTTCACCACCAAAACCCTCTTTTAATTCTTCATCAAGGTCTTCTTCTTTAAATGGAACAAAAGAATGTGCATAAGGATTACTTACGACTCTACTCATTTCACCTATATTCTTTGGTAAGAAATCCTTTAGGTTCATTAGTCTTCTCTAAGAATAGAATGTATTATGTGTTCTGCCTTACCCCACTTATCATTACTAATACTTTCTTTTACAACACCCTCATTTACAGGATGTAAAAAAGCACCATGAGTAGACGGATTAGATACAAAGTCAAATGCAATTAACTCAAAGTCATCTCCAACTTTTTGTGCTCCTTTGTCTGGCCCCTCATTAACAGTTTCAACAGAACCCATACCACGAGAACTGATACCTAATTTAATACCAGCCTTAAATAATTCTTTTAATATGTTACCTGCAGGTGTACCAACCACTTCTACAGTTCCCAATAAATTGTCACCCTCCCAATGCATTTCTTTGACATTATGAGAAACGTTCTGTAAGTTTACTACAGAAGAATCTGGATGGTCTAATTCACCTAAAGCTCTTTTTTGACGAATAAAGTTTTCATCATACTCTTTGGCTTCACGTTGTAAAATTTCTCTTGGGTACACACGACCATTTTGATTCTTAGCTTCTGCTCTCTGTAACACTCCACGAACAATTAACTTACCATTATTATTTTTCATGGATTCATTAATTTGTTCAGGTGATACCTCAAATGGTATGTAGTCTACAATTAATTGTTTCATATTATTTAGCCTTCTTTGCAGCTGCCACAGCATCTCTCATAAATGTCGTGACACCTTTTTTATATTTCTTTTGTAATTCACTTCCTAATTCTTTATTACCTTTTGTTGGGTCAAGATAAAGAGCCTGTACCATTTCATACATTGCTAATCTCATTCTAGCTTCTTCCCTCATTAGTACCTTTAACTTAGCTTTGACTTTTTTTACATCATCTGGCCCTTCTGAAATCTTTTGTTGATGTTTTCTCTTAACATCTGCTAATGTAGGTAATGGTTCACCAAATTTTCTCTTCTTATCAAAGTTTTCATTTACGGATTCACCAGTATATTGTTTTTTATAAAAGTCTACATCAGCTTTTGATTGTTTTTTAGGTTTGTCTTTCTTTCTTGAGAGTTTATCCTTGATTCTTTGGAAAAGACTCTTAGATTTTTTATGTAACGGGTGAGATTTGTCTCTTAGAGGTGTTGAAGCCTTAACACTTTTACCTGTTTTTGGATTTTTCATCTGCATCTTGGTCATTTGCATCACAGTTGCAGCAACAATTGGATTCTCTGATAGAATACTCTCTAAATTCTTATGTTTTGTAGAAGCATATTTCTTCACGTCTTTCCTTTTCATGTTTTTTGCTACATCTTGAGCTTTTTTAGAAAACTTAGATGCTGGTTGTTCCCCTTTTTGTATTGAACGTACAATACCCATAAATTTCTGTTGTTTTTTAGAAACAGATGGCATTAATGTAGTTTTCCGACTTTATTAGCTAACTTAACTAACCTTTCACTAATTTTTGTTAATGCCTTATGTGTATTTTTCCAATATTGGTCACTATTAACACCTAATTCGTTCTTCAACCTGACATTCATATCAATCAACTTACTGAGTTCGGTTAACTTGGCCCGTACCTCTCTCACCGAGTGACCAATTTTCTGTCTTGGTGTTAATTCTTCATTATTTCTAAAGTCATGATACCGACCCTCGTTAACAACTTGGTCAATTTCATTAATATTCTTTAGACTATCTTTAATTCTTAGTTTGGACACGTCTAATCTCCTTAATAAGCTCATAAAATCTCATCAATGAAACAACTTGATTGTCCTTAATAGTCATACTTGACTTTATCGGTGTCAATTTTTTGATTGTTTCTCTTAATTTAATTTTTGTAACCTTATTATCGACGCCTTTGATGAGTTCTTTAAGTACTTTGTGAACTTTTTTATACTCTTCGTTAATATATTCACGTAAATTATTGGAATTTGATAGATTATTAATATATTCTTTCAATAATTTCTTTTGGTCAGCACTTAAGTTTTTATATTTTTTGTTAAATTTTTCAACAAGAATGTTATATGCTAATAAACGTAAATCTTTTTCTTCTTTTGTAAAAGGATTTTTCTTTTCTACAACTTTCTTGTGTTCTTTATTTAAATTTTCAACAATCGTATATCTTGATTGTACAGCATCCTCTGGATTAAACTCAAAACCAGAAGATTCTGATAAAAATAATTTATAAATCGATGCATTTAATTTAAAATTAGGTATCTTTGCATTAAAAAAATCATCACCATAGTTATCTTTTATCTCTTTAATGAGATTATATTTTTCGGTCTTGATTTTTTTATTAGATAAATTACCTCTTGACTTTAATACGGCATCAACTAAATGGTTTGCACGTATTTCACTAAGTTTAGTCTTAGATGATAATACCTTATATAAATTAAGTTCTTTTCCGAGTTCCTTTGACTCGTGAAAATAATTCTTCAACAACTTCACTGCCTTCGAGCTTTTGTTGTTCAAAATATCAACAGTTATCTGACGAGTCAACAACTCGAATATAATGCCAGTATTTTTGATTTTGCTATGTTTTATAGTACGGGCCATGTCTTACTCACTCCAATTATAAAAAGTGTAAATTCTCTTATATAAATATAAAAACTTCATAAAAATAATCTATTCCTTACCTTTTATTGTACTGACATCATCATGATATTCTTTATTAACTTCATCTGACTCTGTTATTATCTTTACATCACTTTTGTTCATTAATTTTTTCATCTTATCAAAGTGGGCAAGTGCTAAAGTATTTCCATATTTACGTGAACCACTACCACCTTTTTTCTTATCGTGAGCTCCTAATACGTCTCTACCCCTTACACCACTATCTTTACCATACTTATTAGGTTCTTTAGGTCTACCAGCTCCCTCTTGTCCACCTTCAGGTGCTCCACCCTCATCATCAAAGACGGAACCACTAACATCATCGTCCCCACCTTCATCATCAGGACTTTGCATATCACTTGGTGTACCTACCGATTCTCCACTTTCTTTAGGGTCATTACCCTCGTTCTCTATCTGAGAATATCTAAACTTTTGTTTATAGTCATATACAATTTTTTCTTCTTGGTCTTCTATTTCATCCTTAGTAAAATTATATATGTTCTTATAAATCCAATCACTTGACATCAATCCATCTTGTATCATAGAAGAAGCAAGTGATGTCTTGTTGTTCCATAATTCAATTTTTTCTTGTTCATAAATTGTAGATGGATTTGTAAGACTCAATTCAAAGTTGACCAACTCTTCATCAGTAAAACCTTGTGCATATAAATGAACAATAGCAATCTTAGTCAACTCACTTACAACAATCCTTTGTATTCTTTCAATTGTTCTCGCAAACCTAACGTCTTCAGCAGCTAATGTAGCCTTACTTCCAACTTGTTCTTCATATCCAAGAAAGGCCTTGGGTACTTTAAGAGCAGCTAACATTTTATTTCTAAGATATTCAATATCATCAACTGCATCGTATGATAAACTACCAAGAGTTTCTATGTTTGTACCACTATCCCCACCTCGAACTGGCATGAAGAAGTCCTCTGTTATGTTTTGGATATTATATTTTAAATTATAATCACCAGTTGATTCATCTACCAAAGGTGTTTTCTTCATCTTATTAATAATTTGTTGCATGTAATTATCAACTTCTGCTGGTGGTATGTTACCAATATCAACTTTGAACACTCTTTTTTCAGGTGCTCTCATAATCCTATGAATCATCATAGCATCTTCCATGAGAGATAATTGTTTCCAAATCTTTCTAGCAGATTCTATCATTGATTTACCATAAGGAACATAGTTTGAATCTGATAGTAATCTGAAATGTGCCATTTGAAAGTTTTCTAATTCTGCACTTTCAGTTTCTTTTCGTGTATGATAAGCAGCCTGTCCTGTATTATCTTGTGTAATTACAAACTTAACTTCGTATGGATTTTCAGGATTACCACCCTCTGCACGTGCAACAATATAAGGTGTTAATGGTGTTACGTTTGTTACACCATACTTGTCTTGTACATCTAAGTGTAAAAAGAAATCACCATACTTACACATATTACGAACCCACGGCCATAAATTAAATTCGATGTTTAATATATCATAAAACAAATTATGTAATATCTTTTTAACGTTATCATTATCACTTTGAATTTCCAATACTTCTCCGTATTCGTTTTTCATTGTGGTCTCGTCCGAATAGACATCAAGTGCTGATGCTATGATTGGGTCTGAATCCATAGTCTCGTAATCTCTGAATAGACCTAACCTCTCAGCCTGTTTATAGGTAGAATCCATTAGACCATATCCTGAACCCTTTGAGTTCTGATACAATCGTGTGAATCTATCGGTTAAACTTTTCTTATAATATCCTTGTAACTTTTCGGTGTCAGCTATTTTTAATTGGCGACCACCAACATTTCGTACAATAACATTTGTACTGAATAGTCTTCTTAGTCTTCCAAATAATGTTTTATCTGCCATTTTATCCTCTTACTTTATTAACCAAGTTATATCTTCTTTTTCTTTACCTGTATCTACTTGCCATTGTTCTTGGAACATAGATGGTTTAGGTGTATAAATTGGTTGATTTTTATTAAAATATTCCATTGACTTTTTTTGTAGTGTGATTCCTTCAGCACGTAAACGTAATGCAGTATCACGTATCCATAGACAAATACCAAGTGACATTACTAAATCATCATTGTATCCCTTCATCGCCTCGGCTCTTTGGTTGTTATATATAAATACAAACAACTCATCCAATAATCTACTTGAATTTATTATAATTGACTTTTCTCTAAAATATTCTTCTATTTTAGCAACTACTAATGGTCTTGTCTTCATTGTCATAGAGAAACCAGGTACCATGTTCCTTTCTTCTCTATAAATTTTATTTGACAATTGATGTTCAACATCAACATACTTTAAATCTTTACTCGTGTAAAATAAATTATCATACCCTCTATCAATAATTTGTTGGATAGAAGCCCAACCAATGTTGTTGTTCTCAATTATTAATAGTGCATTATTATATTCAGTTGCAGTATTTAAACATAAGTTTCCAAAATCACGAGTAGAAATTTTTCCTTTATACTCTGCAACTTGTTCAACTGTTTCTGCATCAAAAACATGAAATGCAGAAAAGTCTGTTCCGTCCCCTCTTGAAACGTCAGCTGATAAAATATATTGTTTGTCATAGTTTGGATATTTCCAAACCCATAGATTACCATCAAGTCCTCTTTTTTCAGATGGTTCGTTTACCATGTTATTACGACACTCTTCTAAGATAACACCATCAATTACAGTACGACCTGAAGTTATGAAGTCACAATCACATTCTTGAGCAGCCATATCAGGCCCCAATAATTTATCTTGTTCAGTTCTCCAATCTTCAGTTCTATCAGGATGTACAGTCCAATGTAGTTTTATCCAATTAAACTGATTGGTTCCCTCTTCAGCACCAACCCATGTTTTATGAAACCAATTACCAACACCATTCGGTGTGGATAGTGCAATACAACTACCACCAGTAGATAACGTCTGTTGAGCTGCAGTCCATATCTCATCAATCTTATCAATGAAAGCAGCCTCATCAAGTATCAATAACGACAGAGCCTCAGAACGACCAGCATCTTCTTTACTTGATATTGCCTTTACTTGTGAACCATTTGCATATCTCAGAGACAATTTATTATCTTCAACACATTGTTGTTTAACCCAACTTGGTAAGTTTGCATGCATCACACGAATTTTTGTTACTAAGTTTTTAGCGGTATCTTGTTTGGTAGCAATCACCAAGACGTTTTTATCTTGATGAAAAGTCATCATCCATAAAGTGTAACCAGCAGTAAGAGTGGATAAACCCAACTGACGGGCTTTTAATATAATGTTATATCTATGTTCGTGGAAGTCCCTTAAAGTTTTTTCTTGAAAGTCCCAAGTATGAAAAGGTATTTTACCTTTCATTGGATGTTGTATATAACAATACTTCTTTAAGAAATATACAGGATCCTGAGCACATTTAACATACTCTTTTTTGATTACTTCTTTTATGGGAACATTAGACATTATATTTTACCTAACACAAATCCTAATGCTAACCAAAGGTACGTATTCTCGTACCACTTCTTTTCAACTAATGATATCATCTTCTCGTTAGCCTCATCACGTGATTTTAACAATTCAATTTGTTTCTTTTGAGCCAACATTACTAAAGTATCTAATTTTGCTTGTTCTTCTAACTTAACAATAACAGAATCAGATTGGTTGATAGTAATTTTTTGAAATTCTATCAATGTATTTGCCTTTGCAATCTTTTCTTCCCACTCGGCATCACGAGCTTTTAACATCTCTAATGCTTCATCATATGTAAATGTAGTTGGTTTTTCACCACCCTTCATTATTTCTTGGCTTTCTGCCATTGACATAGCAAAAAAGATTACTATAAAGTACTTTAATATTTTCAAACCTAACCTCACTAATATAGTATATTTACAGTTCCACTACCACTAACTCTACTTACAGATATATCGTATTGTACCTTTGCAGTAAGATTAGATGCAGTTAAAGGGTCACCACCACCTGCAGGTGTAATTACTGTACTACCAGCACTTACGACAATAAATCCTTTACCAGGTAAGTTTGAGCCAGACAACACTAAATCCTCACCAGAAGTTGTTACTACTTTACTATAAACTCCTTGATTCTGAGTGTCCATACTTTGATTATCATGAAAGTTTGAAGCATCAACTGCTATAGTTCCTGGTAGGTTGTTTGAACCAGTTACGAATCCCATTCTAAACTCCTATTTGTTTTTAGCAAATTTCTTCAAAAAATCCTCTGCAGAAGATATGTCGTCATTATCATATGCCTCTTGCATCTTTTTTGTTTTCTTTTTACTAATAGTTAATTTTCTTTTTAATTTACCAACTTCTTTTTTGGAAACAGATTTATCTTCTTCCAACTTTTTTATTTCTTTTTCAACTTTCTTTTCTTCTTTTTTGTTTTCCTTAATGACTTTCTCTAACTCCTTAACTTCTTTTTTCTTAGAAGCTTGAACAGCAAAAAGTCCACCAACTAAACCAAAAAGTCCAAGTATTAATTTCCATATTTTCATATTATTTCTTTCATGACCTCCGAAAATTTAGATTCATTTTTTTTCGTACTTCTAAAGTTAACCACACTTCTACCATTAACAGTAGGCATGCCATGGTCATCTTTACCTATCGACTTAACGACAATCTTTTTATTTTTAAATCGGCCAACAAGTATTGTATCACCGATACTTACATCAATTTTTATCATGTAGTTCTCCATCTATAAATAGACTATTTAGTTCTTTCTCGGTTTTTTTCAGTTCATCCGTCCACATCTTTTTAGCATCTTCACCCTTTTCTTTTAAAGCTGTCATATCTGCAGTCCACTCTTCCTTATCCATAGTCTCTCCATCAGCTGCAGTTTGATTCCAAAATACAGGTAAAGGTGTATTGATAAACCCATCAATCTCTTCTAATGCATTCTTAATAAAACTTACTTTATTTTTTAATACTTTTTGTTGTGCCCATTCCTCATAAGTACCTTCGATTCTTTTCTTATTTTCAATTTCTACCTGACAATTAAAACAATGTCCCATCATTCTCCAAAACTTATCATCGAGTCTACTTTTCATGACTTTTTTACATTCAGGACAAAACCAAGGCATCCTAACCTTTTGCATTATTGAAGTCAATGGACTTTCTATATCACCTTGTTTTTGTTTCTTACCCTCGTATCCAACCATAACCGTTTTTTGAACTTCTTCACCTCGTAGGATTGAACGAACAGCTT